CAGTTGAATCTGGCCGAACTCGCTCTGGACCGAGATGGCCCGGTCAGGGATTCTGGAGACCTGCTCCAGGAGGTGGTAGCGAGCAATGGTCCTGGCGCACCATGCGACGTCGGGCGGGGCAGCCGTGGTGGCTCCTGCCTCGTACTCGATGATGACCTTGTTGCCAGGATGCGTGTAGTTCCAGACGCTGGACTTGCGGGTCAGGTTGCCGTCGTCGAACAGGGCGATCTCGTTGATCTTGGCTGACGAGAGTGCAGTCCCGCCGATGGACGCTGAGAGCACCTTGGTGGGGAACATTTCAGAGACCTTGATGGTGGCGGCGTCGGTGCCATTGAGCACGTCACGCTGATAGCGCTGCACCCACGATGTGCCGGTGTAGTCGTCGATAATGGCCGTGGCATAGGCGATCGACTCGACTACATCGGCCGCTGAGAACGTGCCTGACTCGCCACTGATGGAGTCCATGGCTCGGACCTCGGCAGGGGTCGTGTAGAAACCACCGACGACCTCATGGAGCGTGACGAAGGACATGGCAGACCCCCAGGTGCCTGACCAGGTGGCCGTTAAGGCCTTGAGGTCGGACTGCGCTGCCAGGGAGTAGGTGTAGACGCCTGAGCCTGACGACGTAGTCGTCGCGCCCGAAGCCACAACGGTCGCTCCAGCCTCGTCGGTGATCCCGACCGTGACCGAGCCGTCGGCATCGGTAGCGGTTTCACCTGAGTAGAAGGTGACCGAGAGGGTTTCTGCTGAGTTGCGGATCAGGAGCCGTGAGTCGGCTGACTCCTTGGCGTAGTGCGCCATAAGCATCTCCAATGGTCGAAATGACGAGTTGCCGCCAGCGGGCAATACTGGAAGGCATGAGGAACTGGAAGGTCTGGGTCAGCGCCCTGACCATGGTGGTGGCAATTGGCTGTGGTGGTACAGAACCTGGACTTACCAGCGCAGAGATCGACGACATCTACAACATCTGTGCCGCCAAGAAGTCGGAGTCCAGCACCATCGATCCCAACGTAGGGTCGAGGAAGAACGGTACTTGCCTAACAATGGCGAACGTTCTGGTTGACGCTCTGGAACAAGGTGGCAACTGCGACTTCCGGGGAATCGTGAGTCTCCTTCACGCAGAGAATTATGAACTTCCCCTGTTTGCATCCTCTCTGAGTTCGATCACAGATCAATACTGCCCAATACCCCTGCCTGACAGTCGACCGCTGTTCCAACAGATAGAGGAATGGCTTGGAGAAGGGGCCGGGACGAAACTGATACTTCTAGTGACCGTCGTTGCAGTAGGTGGGACACTCCTGCGCGAAAGATGGCAGAAGAAGCACCCTCCTAGAGGCCAATGACGCCACTGCACCAGGGCTGTTTCAGGTAGTCGCCTTCTCGACGACCTGGGCCTTGGTTGCCTTTTCGACCTTGGGGCGTCGAGAGGCTGAGACCTTCTCGGCGAACCCGGCCTTGACGAGGCGTTCGGCGTCGGCCTTGTCGGGCCAGTCGGTCTCCTCACCTGGCGAGAAGGAGCCGTGGGCGGCAGAGATGGACGTGAGGAGTCTGATCTTCAAGGGGTCTCCTTGGTAGATGGAAGAGGTGAAGCCCGACCTGTCAGAATCCAGAGATGAACTCAATCAGGACACCAATAATCGGAGTAGTTGCAGCGATGGCTTTCATCGCTGCATGTGGAGGAGCGACAACTGCGAGTGGTGATAGTTCCGCTCAGAAGGCGATCGACACCGAAGAGAACCTTCTGACCGTGGAATCTGTTACTTCCACATCTCAAACCGAATCTGTTGAACTGCTGGTCACTGATGTCCTCACTGAGACAGTCGAGGAACTCCTTCAGACGATTGAGTTTCTTCAGGCTGACCTTGAGGATCTGAGAGGGTCCGTTGCTGTCCTTGAGTCTGCCACTCCTACCGTCGCGGCACATGATCTAGTGCCTCTAGTTGAAGCACTGGTTGAGACTCGCCCCTACCTTCTCCGCGGACCTGCGGGAGAACAGGGTCCACCCGGGGAAGTAGGCCCGATTGGGGATGTCGGACCACGCGGACCAGAGGGACCCGAAGGGCCATCCGGTGACACAGGCGTTTCTGAGATTGACGTGGAGAACATCGCCGGGAGGTATTGGAGTCTCCACAGGGACAGCGTGCAGTATCACCCGGATTGCGGCGTTTACTCTGACCCGTGCGACTACGTGAGCATGATCGACGTCAACTCACGCAGCATCACTGCTATTGAAGAACAGATTCATGACGAACTTCGCCTCAAGGATCACTGGCAGCACGCCGACGATTTGATAAATAGGAGCACGCTGCAGACCTCCCTTAGCAACATCCGGAGTTGTATGGACTCTCTCTCAAAGGCAGTCGCCTGGGGCTACACCCATTACGACTACATGTGTGATTAGGGCTGATGGACCGAGTGGGCCCGAGGCCGTTAGGCCCCGGACCCGATCAGGATGAAGTGGTCAGGGCTATGCCTGGACCAACTTGCGCAGAGCGTTGGTGTCTACGAGGACACCGCCACCGCGCACGATGAAGCGGACCGACACGAGGTCAGTGGTCCATTTGTCGGCGTTGGTCTGCTCTACCCGGACGCCTCCGGCGATGCGAGCGAAGTAGCCCCTGTTGAAGTCGCCGAACACGACTGTCGTGTTGCCCGTGGCCAGTTCAGCCATGTTCGTGTCGGCATAGACGGGACGGCTCAACAAGTTGTCGGGCTGTCCGGCCTGGAGGCCTGGCTGCCACAGGTAGACGTTGTTGGAGTCCTTCAACTTTCGGACTGCCTTGAGCGTCGAGTCGTTGGCGACCCATGCGGCGTTTGCCCTGTAGGGGGCAATCACCGAGTGGTACATGTCGATCAACTCGTCAGTAGTGATTGCCGTGGCCGAGGCTGCTGTGACACCTGTGGTGCAGTTGTCAAAGCCCTGTGGCTGGGAGGATCCAGACCCGGTGGTCCAGTGGCTGCTCAACGCACGCCCGATGGCTGCTCCGCCCTGGTCGCCAACGAAGTTGACGACGTTGAACGTGCCGACACTCTGGTCCATCGCCAACTCGGATGACACGTCCACGATGGCGGCGTACTTGTAGGTCGACAGTGTCGTCTGACCAAACGCCGGGTCCGATTCGGCAATGGTGCCGCCCTCGGCGACGAGTGCACCAGTCGAGTGCGAAGTAACCGCCGGTATGAGTATGTCTTCACCGGAGGTGGTCTGGATGAGGGTGGCTCCGGCGTTGAGCGCCGCACCTTCCTCTTCCATCTTGTCGATCACACGCTGATACAGCGTCGAGTGGACGAGGTTCCCGCCTGCGGTCGCAGAGCCAAGTGTCAGGTCACGCTCTTCGGTGGCATCAGATGTGAAGGTCCTGATGTCGCCTGTGAGCAACTGACGAAACAAGGTGTCGTCGTCGGCCTTGGGATCGACGGAGCGTTCGCTTGTGGCGGTCAGGTCGTTGTAGGAACGAAAGGTCTCGATGGCCTTGGCGGCCTTGTCCTCGCGTTCCATGTCGGAGAGGCCTGAGGTGATGCGAGCGTCGAGGGCGTCTATCGCCTCGTTAGTCCGCTGGTACTCGGCCTCCTGGTCGGCGGTGAACTCGGTGCCCTCGGTCTCGTCGACCAGGCGCTTGAGTTCGGCCACCGCGTGCTGACGTTCGTCGAACGCCTGCTGGATGTCATTCGGTCCCATGATGGGGCCTCCTAAGAAGTAGATGGCTGGGGGTGTGCTGATGGGGTGCGCCCGGTCAGCGGATGGCCCACGAGCGGCGGACAGGGCTGGAGTGGGGGTCGCCCGGCTCCTCGTCGTCCGTTGTCCGCTCGGGGAAGATCAGGTCACGAAGGCAGTTGTCCTCGGCGGCCTGGATGAGAGTGGCAAGGTCCAGCGAGCGCTCCTCAGCAAGAGAGCGGAGACTGGCGTCAGTGGAGGTGTAGGCGGGGAAGGTCACCGGGCCCACGTCACGGAGGGCGACTTCGGTGAGGGTGCGGAGCGGGTAGCCGTCGTCGGTCTCGGACCACTCGTCGCCGATGGTGCGGAACCCGAATGATGAGCCTGAGATGTCGCCTCGGCGAAGCAACTCGGCCACGTCTCGACCCAGAGTGGTGTCGGGTAGGTCGATCTCGTAGCGGAGACCGTGGTCGTCCTCGACCATGCGGAGTGTGCCAGTCGTCGAGCGGCCCAGGAGGTGGTCGGGTTCGTGGTTGTAGAGGGCTCTCACGTCGGCCTGCTTGAGAGTGGAAGCGAAAGTGCCACTAGCCACCCGTTCGACGAAGCCACCCAGGTTCGACGACAGCCGGTTGAAGGTGGCGGCGTAGCCGACAGCGGTCAGGGTGTCGCCCTCCTCGCGGAGTTCGACGCCCTCGGTGGCGGTGCGGCGTTCGATGGTCATGGGATTGCTCCTTGTGGGAGGCTCGGAGGATGAGATGGTTCGCTGCATTGGGAGTGGCGTGTTCCCTGCTGGTGGGGTGCAGCAACGTCGAGCTCGACAATGTCAGCACTCGATCACTGACGACTGCGGGCTCTATTCAGATGGAGCCCAGCGGGTGGCCCTCGTCATCTCGGGCCCTTCTGGTTAGAGACTGTGAGGAGATCGTTGTGGCCATCGTTGAGGAAACTGAGAAGTTCCAGGGCTACTTCGATGAGATCAACATGACCGTTGCTACGGCTTGCGTGTGTGCCATTAATGAGATCGAGAAGAAGTACACCCCTGACGAGTTCTATGAGGCTGCCGAGGAGCGGCGGAGCGAGGTTGTCTCGATCTGGACTGAAGGAATTATGGGATGTGTGGTCGCCTAGAGAGGGATGGCGCGGCCAATGCAGGCACTAACGGATGGTGACGATCATCGAGTAGACCGCTCTGGCAGCCCTGCTGGTCGGCTTATAGGTTGTTTGTTGTGAAGATCAAGGGCTACACGATCGCACCAGGAGCGAAACTCCGTAAGGCGAACCTCCAAAAGGTGAACCTCCCGAAGGTGAACCTCCAGAAGGCGAACCTCAGCGATGCAAACCTCTGCTATGCAAACCTCCAGAAGGCGAACCTCTGCGATGCAAACCTCTGCGGTGCACAACTCATGGGGGCGAACCTCGCCGGAGCGAACCTCAGGGGGGCGAACCTCTCCAAGGCGTGGATGGCGTCGGCGAACTTCTCGAAGGCGATTCTCGTCGGGGCGAATCTCACCAGGGCGGATCTTTTTCTTTTCAGTGACTCTTCACCGGCGGACTTCTCTGGGGCGAACTTGTCTGGGGCGAACCTTTGTAGAGCGGTATTGGGGGACCAATGGTCTGACCCGACCCCTGATGGGGTGAACCTCAGGGGGGCAAACCTCTCGGAGGCGAACCTCGTCGGGGCGGACTTGTCTGGGACGAACCTCGGCGGAGCAGATCTCCGTGGGGCGAACCTCCAAGGGGTGTACCTGTTGCATGCGCACCTCGCCGAGGCGAACCTTTTTAGGGCTGATCTTCGTGGGGCGAACCTCAGCGGAACAACCCTCTGGGGGGCGAACCTCAGCGAAGCAAAGGGCTCTCACGTCCCGAGTATGAGCGCTGTGATTTTTAATAGCGTGAAGGCCGACCAAAACACTGTTTGGCCAGAGTGGTTTGATCCCGAACAGGCCCCCGGGTTGAACCTCTAATCAGCACTGAAAATTTTGAGGCTGCAGTTCTTGGGTTTGATGGTGCGCCCCCGACGTTGCGATCCACGTCGACCACATCGTCCCGCTGTCCGAAGGCGGTATGGCCACGCTCGACAATCTCCAAGCCGGGACACGGCAAGTACTGCTTGGTCGATTAGGCCAACTGATTCCAACCGTTTGAACAGAATAGGCTTGAGGCTGTGAGGCAACTACTGGCAATCGTAGTGGTTTCCCTGTTCAGCCTGATCGCGTGCGGGAGCGATCCGCTGGACGATTGTGTCAAGGACTCCAATGGGACTCTCGATTGCTCGGGAGCAGAGTTGAACAACGTCGACCTGTCGGGCCGGAATCTGCGAAACGTCGATTTGTTCGGCACTTTGCACGGGGCTGATCTCAGCCAGGCGAACCTCTCCGGTGTGGACCTCTCCTTCAATTACCTCAAGGACACAGACTTCTCAGGAGCCAACCTCGAAGGAGTCGACTTCTCAGGAGCGATACTCGAACGGGTGGACTTCTCAGGAGCGAGCCTCTCGGGAGCGAACCTCTACGCAGCCCATGGAGGTGGGCAGAACTTCTCTGGCGCAGACCTCTCCGGGGCGAACCTCTACGGGACGGACTACCTGACATGGGACTTCACAGGGGCGAAGGCTGATAACGAAACCGTGTGGCCTGACGAGTTCGACCCAGAAGCCGCTGGAGTGATCTTCGAGTAGGCCGTTCTGACAGTCCTGCTGGTTGGCCCGTAACGTGGGCGATCGTCGCCTCGGGTACTTCTCACAGGACGAGGAGTTGAGGTTCGGCGGGGGCTTCTACTTCACGCCATGACACCGCCCGGTGGTGGGCGATGATTGCCGCGACTGCGGCGTCGATCTTGCGGGTCGAGCCTCGGCGGTCCTTGGTGACACGGGCGCCTCTGGCGTCTTCTCTGAGCACGGCGTTGGAGAAGTGTCGTATGAGGGCCGGGTCTCCGCTGTGGGATAGTCGGCCGTCGATTACGGCGTCGAACATTGCCTGGGTGGCTTGGGTCATGCGCTGGACTGAGCCGGTGGGGAACTCGACTACGGGGTAGCCCTCCTCGGCAAGGCTGGCGAGCGACTGCTCGAAACGCCAGGGGTCAGCGGCCAACTCGACGACGCTGAACTTCTCGAAGGCGTCGGTGATCGTGGAGTAGACCTCATGCACCGGGGTGCGCCAGCCCATGGCGGACTGGTCGTCGGGCTTCTCCCACAGGCCGATGATTTCGATGTGGCGGGGCTCTTCGACAGAGCACGCCACGAGAGCCGTCGAGTCGGATTGCCAGGCGCCGTCGAAGCCGAGCACGACGGGCTCTCCAGGCTCTAGGCGACGTTCAGAGGCGAGGCCCTCGAACACCCCAGCGGGGAGCCAGGAGTTCTCGGCCTTGGTCCAGCCATTGAGGCGGTAGCGGATGAACGGGGCCTGGGCGGTGCGACGGTGTGCTGACTCGAACTCGCCCTGGTTCATGAAGTGGGCCCAGGCGGGATTGAAGCGAGCCCACACCTCGGGGTCGTGGAGGTCGTATTCCTCGTTCTCGGCAGGTCCCCACCAGGTCATCCCGAAGGAAGGGTCTTCGATCTCGCCTGAGGTGACCTTGGCTCCGTAGCGGTAGAGGCGACCGAGTGGTGATTCAAGGTCGAACCCTG